TTTCGCCTTAGCGGTTTCCCGTGCTTCTGTGCGCATACTAGCCATCGTCATTTACCCGCTGGTTTAGGCTTAGGTTTCTTCGCATCGACCTTAGCCTTTTCAATATCGAGCTTCTTGGTTTGATGGGCGATCAAGGCCTGCAGGATCTTGGCGCTGTCAGCCTGTTGCTGGCCTCGCTGATCCTGTGCTGCCTTCTGCATATCGAGCTGTGATTGATTGTATTCGCCAACCCGCTGCCGCTGCGCCTCAGCATGGTCCATCATCGCCATGTTGCGCTCGTGCTGGGCCATGAGCTGTTCGTGATTATGGATATTGGCATTGGAGACGATGCCACCGGCCGCATAGGGATTCTCGGGTTCCGGCCGCGACTGCGCCACAGCAGTATGGTGAGCGATGACATCACGCTGCAGCTCGACCTGGCCCATGCGCTGCTTGGCTTCGATTTCTCGCTGCTTATCCTGGCTCTGCATGGCCGCGATCTGAACTTTCTGCTGGCCAGCCTGGGCCTGAATCATAGCTGCCTGCACCTTGGGATCCATCGGCGGCGGCTGATTGGGATCCGGCGGCGGCGCAAACATATCGGTGTTGATGCGGATGGTGCGCAGCGCGTACTCGAGCACCCGACGCGGATCCAGGCGACCTTCCGGCATCATCTGCGACATCTGCATCATTTGAATCAGCGCCTGCGCTTTCATCAAACGATGCATTTCCGACGGCGTATTAGGATCGGCCGCCGGCACCATATCGCAGTCATCGAGCGCCAGGGTAAAGCGCTGCAGAGCTGCTGGATCGATATCGCCACCAGGCGGAACGCCGAGCTGGATCGCTACCTTACTGCGCTTATTCCCACGCCAAATCGAAGCAGGATCCTTCTTGAACTCCCGCTTCAGCAAGCCGAATTCTTCCGCCTGCGCCGCATGAATACGCTTGTGGACAGCATCCATGGTCTTGGTGGCCTGCTCGATGAGAGCAAGCGTGGTTCCTACCGGCGCTTCCTGACTACCTTCACCGACAACTGTTTCCGCAGTACCGCCAACTCGTTGGGCGATCTGCATGATCGATTCAGTAAGTCCAAGAAGGCCTTGCGAAACGTCCTTGTAGGGCAACGGCATGACCGATTCTTGGATCGGTGCGCCACCCGTCTCAACCGGAGCAAACGAGCCCGGAGCGATGCGGAACTCATTGGTTTCTTGTCGAGCTACCTGGCGGGCAATGAGTCCACCGGGGAACGAGGCGAACATACCGGCGTCCAACATCTCCCGCCAAGCAGCGGTCAACGCAATAGTAGCGTTGCCCAATATATGCACCAATCCGATATCGTAAAAACCAAGACCAGCAACAAAAGGATATTTGACGAATACCTGTAGAGCCAGCTGCTGGTCATCTTCCGGATCCCAGTTGCGGCGGACCTCCAATACCTGGCGAGTGTCCTTGTCGATACTTACCCGATAGGGTAAGGGCAACCCTGTCGCCTTACCCTTTTTGTCCTTGTGCTCAAACCCTTTGATGTCAAGCTCGACATAGCTCTCATCGATCTCTCGCTCACGGTCTTCCGGCCGCCGCGAATCCTGCAGAATCCCTTGGATATCGCCGATTTTGCGGTCGACTTCGTTGAGCGTCGGCGGCGGTGGGGTATAGAACGGAATGTCCCGATAGGCACCCACCAGCTGCATGCGTTTGAGCACGCTGTTGCGCATCAAAATCCGATGCGTCACGCGGCCAGCATTACGTAAGTCACTTACCGCATCGGAAACTATGAGATCTTTCGCGTCCACTGACTCCGACACTGGTCGGCGGCGGATCGGACACGTGTAAACCTTCTTAAACCCGCAGCCGCCGAAACCAACATAAAATAGCATTCGATCTGTATCGGGGTAGTATTCAGGAGCTGTAACAGTAAGGTAGTGATTAAGGTCGATCTCCATGGCTTCCGCGAGCGCATCGCGGGTGATGTTACCACCTTGGTCATCGTCATCCCTGACTTTGACAGGACCGCTCGACGGCAACAGCTCACCTCGAGCAGTACTCTGGAAACGGAGGGTCGCTTCCAAGAGCAGCGGGTGGCTAACGGTAGACATCCCCTCCAATGGAGCGCTACCCACTTCGGTTCGTGGTTGCTGGAGCTTCAGTCCTAGGAGATCAATTCCCCTAGCCCTCGTCGCTAGCCATTGCGCTCGAGATTGATTATCAGCCTCGATGCCCTGCAGAATGTCTTCGGCAATGCGACTCAGTTCACCCGCATCGATGCGCGTCGCTAGGTTCGCATAAAAATCACCGTCGTCATCAGCAGTCGCCTGCGGATTGAAATTGATAACGACCGAGCCGTTGTCCAACTCGACCTTGGAAGCACCCGTAGATGGATCGACATGGTAGTTTCGTTCTGGCTGACCGAGATCAACCTCGATAGGATCCAGATCCGGCGGAGAGGTTGGAGCTTGCACTCGAATGTTAGAGAAGCCGCCAGTGCTCACTTAACTCACTTTTGCCGGCGGTGGCGGCATCGGACTGATACGAGCCACATAATCACCGTCTCTAAACTGAACTGCTTCACCCTGACGACGCGGAATTATCTCTGGTGGCTTGTTCCACATCAGGATCCCCTCGGTCACCCGCTGATCGCTTTCACCGGCATTGAAGCGTTTGACAAAAGTCGAACCACTGAAACCACCACCACCGATATTGAAAGCAATCGAGACGAAGGCATCATACTGATGCTGCTGCATCGGTTTGGTGATCGCCTTATTGACCACATCCTCGAACTGATTGTTGTCTCGGTCGAAGATTTCCAAAGCTTCGGCCTGGGTAATCTTCATCCCAGCGGTGACTTTAGGTGGACCAGCCGCTGAAGTGTGACCCACACCAATGGTCAACACACCGACTGAATCTTTGTATGCCGTGAGCACACAGCCTTCCCGATCAGCGAGGACTTGGTTACCCCGCTGGGATAGCTTCATAGCCATAGGATCGTCCTATTTTGCTGGCGGCAGGCAACGATTGATCACTGACGACAACAGTTCACCGTTGCGCGAAGAGCGCGTTAGCTCCAGATAGCCAAAGCCGCCGACCACAAGAACGTTGATCACCAGCACCACAAGCAACGCTGGAGTACCACGCAAGGCGTCAATAGCACCGGTAGCTACCGATACGACACCTTTCTTTTCATCTTCGGTCATCGATCTAACCGACGACTCATCTTGGCGCCCTCGACAGCCCCGCCAGTAGCTTTACCGATATCCGGATACTTACGATGCACGGCAGCCCGCACTCTGGCCTTGACTTCTGGGCTGCCGTGCTGACTCACTCGGGATAAAGCGTTGCGAGCATGAGATGCGTCTTGTATTGGATAAGACCGATCAGGACCAGCGAAAGACTTGGTTGGGATCTTCTTGCGTGCTGCTGCAGTCAATTTGGCCATATTAGCCCCCTTGACTTTCACATTTGGATGTGCTAATCTAGCAACACTGGTCGAACCGATCAGCGTTCTTTGAAAACTGGAGAAACTACTATGGAAGTGATGACCTCGAAACAGGTGCAGACTTTAGTCCGCAATGCTGTTCAAAAGAGCGAACGGCAGACGGTTATGGAGCTGACCAGCTGGATGGAACAGCAGATAGCTGAGCTACGGATGCGCATTCAACAGCTGGAAGACCAGATGATCCGTGGCACTGCACCTGACCCGGTCAACGGTCAAGGCGAATTTATCGAGACTCTCCTTGATGGTCTTGGCAAGCGAGCCAATGTCGTAGAGTGAACCACTCCACATGAGCGGCCCGCCGGCTAACCCCCGGCGGGCTTCTTCTGGCCACAGATAGGGCAAGGAACATTCGTCGGATCCGCCATATGCGCTTGGATCAACTTTCGTTCATTGCGGATTGAGATAATTGCCCGTTGGACTGCTTGTTGGAAGCGGATGTCGCCTGGTTGTCCATACAACACCGCCTCCTCAAGCAGTCCTTCGATATCAGAAACCTTCATGCCATCGGTGTCGCTACAGGCGGCTGCGGCATCGGACGCGGCTTGCCACCACC